AGTTGCTGATGGCATTGGTGAGTTCAACTCCACCAAGCTCAACCTGTTTGTCGAGACTCAATCTGGCCGCACTGTGATGCTTACATCTGGTCTGTCCACCATCTGGTCTCAGTGCATCCTTACCGGTCTGATGGGCATGTTTGCAGACAACTCACTTGATGCACTCATTGCTATCGATACTTGGAAAGGCAACTCCAAAATGCGTCCTTGCTTTGCTGCTATTCGCAATAATGGCGTGAAGCAGACGAGCCAGGAGCTTTATGACACTCTCGCTGAAGCTCGTGGTGACCGCGACAAAGACCGTATTGATGCAATCATGCGTGATGCTGTTTCAGTGCTTGCTGAAACGCTTACAGGTGTGCCTGCCGACGTTGTTGACGTCACTGTCGAGCAAGCCAAAACTGAAAATGATTTCTGATCAGTTTTAATTATTTCATGAATCCGATTGCTGAGCTTCGTGCAACTCGAAGGTATTTAACTTCATTCCTTTTGAATGTCAGCTTAGATACTAGAGAGTGCACGATCGGTACACTATTAACTATGCTCGATCATTTTGCTGAGCATCCTGATGATTATTTGGAAATGACAAATGGAACTAAAAGTAAATGATTACGACTTGCTCGACATCATATGCTTGTGCCACGCAGGATTGGCACAAGACTCACCAGAAATTCCTGAGATCTATCTTACAAAGATACTTGGACTCGCTCAAGGTTATTTACCTCCTGACCAACGAGTTCACGTTGAGGAATACCTTGCTGAGAAAAAGTATCTCCCCCCTGTCGATCTAATCTTATGATGAAATTTCAAGCAGAAATGGAAGCAATCCCTGTTTCCTCTCCACGTCTACGCACTGTCATGAATCCAGTTACTCTGGATGAAGACGAGCATCTTGGCTATGAAGCTGAGATTCAATACAAACGTAAAGACCCTGCTGTTCGCTTAATTCTATGTTCAAAACTTGACACAGTTAATGTTGGCGAGCCTGTAATGATAAGCTATCATTCAGGCATGCGATGTTATCAACATAGTCGCCATGTTTCTGTATCCAATCCTAGTAACTGCACTGGTGGTTTTTATTTTACTGATGGTACTCTTGCCTAATGGATTTACATGAAATTCGACTTGCTAAAGATCAGCTAATACATGATATTGAATACATCATTGATTCACATTTTGGTGAAATTGATTACAAAGATGATGTAATTATTCAGTTATGCGAAGCTGTCAATACAAATTTTGTTATTGAAAATTAATTATGAATCAAATTGTTTTTGACTATGTATGCGACCAAGCTGATAGTAAAAGCATTGAAGGCTTAACTGATGACAATGCTTGGGACGCATCTAGATATATTATTGATAACTTTAATTATCAAGATATCTACAATCAAATAGATAATCTGCTTCACGATTACATCGCTAAAAAATGATGAAACAGTATCACATTTATGTTTTTACCCAAGACTCTTGTGCTCCTTGCACACGTCTCAAGGACCACGTCCAGACTCTCACGTCTGCTGAGCAAAGTGAAATTGACTATGTCCCACTTAAAACGCCCTCTGGTCAGCGTACAGCGCTTGCGGAGGAGTTGGCGGTGGAACTCACACCTACGCTTGTTGTCGTCCATGAGACGATCCAGTGTGATTATTCACCGGAAGACGGTTATGAGTTCTGTGACTTGGAAGAGGAATCAGTAGAGAGATTTGTAGGGGCAAACAATATTATTGAGCACCTGCAAGCCACCCTCGATGCTTACACATACGCGCATCCGGAATGAACCCTGTTGATTATTTATTGTTGATAGGTGAACTTGAAGGCTGCACTGGTCATCTTAAAAAACTTGGCCAAGTAGCTGATTTAGAGATCATTCGGGAAATGCTTCCCAAATACTACAAATTATATTTCAAAGCTAAGAAAGCAAATGGATAGACAAACTATTTTTGATTATTTGTTCTTAAACTATAAAATGCATATTGCCAAGGCAACACAATATATTGATCCAATCCAAGAGTTATTCGATTATTCTTGTATGTTTGATCAAATTGATGACATTGTTGAATTTCTAGAAAGCGATGACTGATTCAGAAAGAGAAGAGTTTGTATACGACTTAGCTAATCACTACGTTTCTAAAACTACGAAGTCAGGTTTAGTTGCTATGGCTATTGATCGAATGTGCGACATCCTTATACAAAAAAGTGATGAAGAGCTTTGTGCGATGGCTCCAGATGAACTAACCATTGTTCCAACTAAAACAAAAAACAAACGTAATAAAGCAAAGCCTATTGGATTTTAATTCATGAACCAATTTAAGATAACTGTTTATATTTCAACTACTTCAGAAGATCCTACTTCTTGGATCGCTGAATCAATTATCGACAACCTTGACAAAGGTGAAGAGTTGACATCTATAACTACTGTTCGCTACGAAAATAATGACCAAAAAAGCTAATGTTATTGAAGCCAAAGGCGTCATTTACAAAGAAAGTGGCAATGGATATTTCAATGTAGAACTTGACGAGCCCGATGGACACTCATGCCTATGCCGTGCTTCGGGCCGTCTAATTACCAGAAAAATTCAATTGCTAGTTGGCGACAGAGTCACTGTTGAACTGTCACCATATGACTTAGATCGAGGTAGAATTGTACTTCGTGATAAATGAACGAACACACATTATCCTGGTATAACTGCATCAAATATAAAATGAGTATTGGAGATCAAGCTAAGGTATTTCGGGAAACTTTTAATCAAGAATGTCTCCCTAATATTTCCCGTTACGGCTTTATTAAAAAAGCACTATGGGATATGCAAGTAGAGCTTGTACGTGAGGAAGCTCTTGAGTTCATGAATGCATCACACGAGTTGTATGCTGATCCTGAAAATCCAAAACGTAGAGAAGAGCTAGTCAAAGAGCTTGCTGATTTAGTGTTTGTTTGTTATCAGTTTGCTGCTGCATTCAACATTGATTTAGATAAAGCTATGACGCTCGTATTTGAGTCAAATATGAGTAAGCTAGATGAACAAGGTAAACCGATATTTAGAACAGATGGCAAGGTACTAAAAGGCCCTGACTATCAGCCGCCTGATCTAAGTACATGTATTCCTAAACCAATCCTCACTTTCGATTACGATACTCATGGAAAATAACCAAATTATTGCTCGTACTGGACGAGTTCAAACTTGGATTGACGATCCTAAAAGTCGCTTACCTGTGAGCTGCACAGTGTTTGTTGTTGAAGATAGTATGGAGGGTTCAAATGGAATTGAAGCATCATGGAGATTTGTTAGCCACGCTCTACGATATGGAGCTGGCGTTGCAGTCCATCTCAGTAAACTCCGCCCCTCAGGAACTGACAACGGCAAAGGACTCGTTGCATCGGGGCCTGTTTCGTTTGGCAAGATCTATAGCTGTCTTAACGAGCAACTCAGAAGAGGCGGCGTCTATAAGAATGGAGCAGTTGTGCTCCACTTGGATGTTTCCCACCCCGATATCCTCGACTTCATCAACACACCAAGACATGAATTGCCTTGGGCAAAACGATGCGTCAATTTAAATTCAGAGCTATGGAATGACACTTCAGATGAAGTTAAAGACTCTATTTTAAAAGGCATTTCTCGTGGCGATATTTGGCTTGCCAAGATTCGAGAAGATCAGTATGGCCGCAGAATATATGCAAACGTTTGCTTAGAGGTGTTCTTGCGTTCTAGAGGCACTTGCTTGCTACAGCACGTGAATTTAGGCGCATGTAGAACTGAAGACTTAGTTGGTGCTTTCACTGGTGGTATGAATGAATTAATTTCGTTGCATACTAAAACTGGTGTTGAATCGACAGGCGAATATCTTACTCAAGAAGAAGATCGTCAAGTTGGTTTAGGAATGCTTGGCTTAGCTAATTTGCTTGCCTTAGAAGGTGTCACTTACGCTCAGTTTGGTGAAGCTTTAACTGCTCATCTTTATCCGGAAGGAGATTACTTAACGACTCCCGAAGCTCGTAAAATTGTAACAGCACTTCAGGAAGGAATTACAGCAGCAGCATCTATTGCACGAACTAATAACATGGATCGTGCATTTGCGATTGCTCCTACTGCTAGTTGTTCCTATCGCTACAGAGACCGAGCAGGCTATACAACGGCCCCCGAAATCGCACCACCGATCGGACGCACAGTTGATAGGGACAGCTCTACATTTGGCGTTGAATCTTACTTCTACGGAGAGATCGAAACAGCTGAACAAGTTGGCTGGGATGATTATGTCCGAGTAGTCGATGGCATTATGGAAATGCTTCATCGTACTGGATTAGCGCATGGCTACAGTTTCAACAGCTGGAGCGACGTTGTCACTTACGATGACGTATTTATTGAAAAATGGCTTCAGTCTCCTCAAACTAGTTTGTATTACTCACTCCAAGTAATGCAAAATACTCAAGCCAAAGATGATGCTATGGCAGCCCTTGATGGCAACTTCAGTGGAATCTTTGGCTTTGATGATACTGATCCTGATGATAATGATTCCATTATCGAAATGTTCAATGACCCACAAGCTTGTGTGGGTTGTGCAGAGTAAACCCTATTTGTAGAAAAATGAAAGCAGAAACCCCTTACATTCAACTTCACCAACGCAAGCGCACCTGGACTCCAGTGTCTGTGACATCTGGTCCCCTCCTCGTTGGTGGCGAAGAAGTTATTCAGCGTGCGCTGGCACTCCGATGCCTTGAAATTCCTGTAGGAGATTTTATCTCTGATGCTATGAAAGGCGATCTACCTGACGTCAAAGGGTGTAAAGAGCTGCTTGAATCCAATGTAGTAGATGAAGAGAAACATGACATTGCACTTAATTATGCAGCACAAGCCCACAACGTACCTGATTCCTTTGAGCGAGAAGCTAAGCACATTCGCGACACGTGGTTGGAATTGGATCGTCACCCTGTTCTCAAGGCCGTGGTCCTTGAAAGATCCGTCTTCTTCGTACTCCTACCTATCTTCCGAGCATTGGGGGATACCGGATTACGAACGACCAGTGCTGACATCAGCAGAGACGAACAAACCCACGTCGCTGCCAACACGCTTGTCTGTGAAGCGCTTGGACTTAAGGGTGACAAGACCCTCAACAATCTCCGACGCGCTACGGTCGCGTGGGTCCTTCAATCCCTCAAGGGGGAAGGTGATCACAGACATCTCTCCGGGAACTTCTGGCTTTCAAGTTCAGATTCTTTATACAAACGAGGGAAGGCTGAAGGACTGATTGAAACACGTGCCAGTCGAATGCCTGCATTCTTTGAAACTAATAATGTAAACCTTCCTCAATACGCTTAGAAAATATGAAATGGTTTTTTGTTTTTCTAATTGGTATGCTTTGTTTTATCGAGGCATACCATATTTATTGGCATGAACATTGCCCACCTTGCGAAACATGTGATTATTGATATGAGTCAAATTCAAATACTTGAAGAAAATATTGATCTTGAAAAGTTCGACGATTCTAAACTTCCTTCAGACGTACATCTTGTTCGATATACGTTTGAAGGTCAAGAACATTATGATGCTGTCCGCGCTTACACCATGGTTGACATCTTTGATGTTTACTATGACAAAACAAAAGGCAAAGGTCAGGTGCATTCGATTCAATCTGGTTACGGTAAAATAAGACCAAACTTATATGGCAAAATCAACACGGAAGAGTGATTACATTCAGCAGCTCATTGAACTCACACGATTGAAAGCTGAAAAGCTTACAGTTAAACAACTTAAACTATTAATAGCTAAACATGCACCATGCTGAATTAATCTGGATTACTCCAGATGCAGAAAAACTTATCGGTAAAATTGCAAGAGTTTCAAATCCCAACAATGAGGATAATCCAAATGTCGAAAAGCTCATCCGGTATCTCATCAAACACAAGCATTGGAGCCCGTTTGAAATGGCGTCCATGTGCGTCGAGATTAAGACTACACGCGCTATTGCTCCGCAAATCCTTAGGCACAGAAGCTTCTCATTCCAAGAATTCAGTCAACGTTACGCAATCCCCACGGAGACATTTCCCACGGTTATTCCAGAACTAAGGAGACAAGATCACTCAAACAGGCAGAACTCTATTAATGATCTGCCATCTGAAACTACCGATTTTATGCAGACACGTATTGATTCTCACTTTAGAGAAGCAGTTGATCTCTACCATTACATGCTTGATCATGACGTTGCTAAAGAATGTGCTCGTTCTGTCCTACCTTTAAACACATGTACTCGTCTTTATATGTCTGGTACAATTAGAAGCTGGCTTCATTATGTTGACTTGCGTGGTGACCACGGAACTCAACAAGAGCACATGTCAATAGCCCGTTCTGTTGGTGAGATACTTGATACTCAACTTCCTACTATTGCTCGCGCAATGTGGGCTTAAGTCCTAAGATATAGACTGATTAATGAACACAGTCAATAATGAACTTTATCGCTGCAACTGTTGAACTTCGATCCCACATATCAGATTCAATCCATGCTTATGGGCTCGACTATCGCGGTGCTGACGCTGTTGTGCCCTCTGGTAATAGCTCTGGAGAGGTACGATTTAGGCTCCTTTGTTACGACAGAGACGGTTCCAAACTCACTGCATTTAAAGAATGGAAAGAAGGTACTAGAGCGCTAATCACTGGTAACATTGTATTCAGTGATGATACAAGTCGTCCTTTAGATCTTATTGTTACAACCATCGAACCAAACATCCCCTCTGACATGTACTGCAACCAAGTCGTGCTAGGGAATGCCTTCTTTGCTAGTGACGAAATTAAAGAACGACGCAACTCTCAACTTGCTGTTAAGATCGGCACCACCCTTGATAACACCGACATCACTACATGGCTATACCTTGAAACCCATGATTCACGTAAAAAGAAACTCGCTGATCGGATTCGTAAAGGACGTCCTATTTGTGTCCAAGGTTATCTCCGCGAATATCGCAAAGATGATAGTGACTCTCCCTATCGGGCTATTGTTGCGTCTGATTTCACAACTAGAAAGGACCGCAGCAACAATGGACGCAACCCGCAAACGAACGGTTCAGCGGCGGGTTACGCAGAGGCGGATCCAACTCCTGACTACTAAGCCACCTTCGTGCCGTTATCGTAAGAAACATCCATATTGGTGGCAACATCCTATTTACACTATCTACTCTAAATAACTAATTTTAGTGAGGCATTCTACCTCACTTTTTTAATGCTTTTCACTTATATTTATAGGGTCGCTTAATACTATACATGACCTTACAAGTATTGCCTCCTGAGCTTCTCGGTGAAGGGCAAAAAGATAAAATTGAAAAAGCAGAACCGCAACCTTATTGGAAACCTAGTAGTTTAAAAGATGGTGAATCAGAAGAATTTAGGCTACTAGGATGCTATGAAACTGGACATGCAATTATGGGATGGCAATATCCTTCTGAAATTGCTGATCCTAAAACTGGTGAACTTCGTTTTAATGGCTTTGTCGTTACTCGTTCTTATCCAACAGACGCAACAGACATTGCCAGAGAGACCGACTGGTCTAAACCTGATCGACCGAAGATCGATGGCACCAGCGCAAAGCCTCGAAAGTTCCTCGCTTGGGTTGCAACGAGTGCCTCTAGGGCTCGCTTAGAAGTACTCTTTATTGAGCAACGATCTATTCGAGATCAGCTCACTGAAATTTTGCAAGAGATTGAAGACTATACATGGACTAAAGATGGACTCGCTAATTTCTCAATTAAAATCAGTCGCAAAGGTTCCGGCCTTGAAACTTCATACAGCATTCTCCCAAAGGTTCGCAAAGTACCAGAGAAAATTGTTAAACAATGGGCCTCCGAGAAAGACTCTATTTGGCTTCCTAACTTCTTTGAAGGGCAGGATCCTTTTGCTGGGAAGCAGACTGACTCTAAAGGTCTACCTGCTGGTGGCACAGACAAACGTGGGTCAACTGTCTTACCAAAAACTGAGACGGAAACGGTTGACGATAACGACGAGTTCTGAGCCTTTCCCGCATATTGTCGACCAATCATCAGCCATTGTTTTTGTAGTTGCTCGTAACTGGCTTACGGCAACTTCTACTCAACAATGGACTAATACTAACTATCCAGGTTATCAAACACAATTTATAACCTCTCAAACGTTTGAAGAAAAATTGCACAACTTACAATGACTAATGCTCTTGAAAATCTTCCTCCTGAAATGAAGGAACGACTTGCACAAATCATGGCTCAACGCCAACCTAATGCTTCAACAGCTGAATCCCCTCACCAAGCAGCAATTGCACAGCCTGCTCCAACGCCCTCACAGAAAGCTCCATCGCTTATGGATCATGTGATTGCACTTCGTCAAGAAGTCAATGCACTTAATCAACAAATCTCTGCTAACTCTCAAGTCGTGGAGGCGGTCGGCAATGCTGTGGGTCAGCTTTATCAAATGTTTCAACCGTCACCCCAGTCTAATGCTCAAGGCGCGACGTATAGCGAGACGTTCCAGCAGTCCACGGATGACATGACGGATTATTGATATGACTGAACAGAGTAAACCCTTCCGTATCCAGACTCCATCTGGATATCGGAAGTATCTCTGTAGCGGACTTTATTTACCTTCAGTGACAACAGTGTTGTCCGCAACTGAAAGTGCTAAGTCCAAAGCAGGGCTCAAGACCTGGCAAGCTAATAACCCAGGTGCTCTTGAAGAGGCAAGCAAGCGAGGTTCTGCTATACACCTTGGATGTGAAAATTATTTACGTGGCTTAGATCCTGATGTACCCGAAGAATATCAAGACTTTTGGAATGGAATTACCCAATACCTTGATTGGTTTGATATACTTCATTGGTCAGAACGACCACTGCGTCCTGACTGGAACCATTTACGTTCTGATGATAGGGAGGTAGCATTCGTTTGGAGTACTGAGCACAGATATGCAGGATGTCCTGACTTGATTGGTGAAATTGGTGGTGTACGAATCATTGCTGATTTCAAAACTAGTAACGCCCCGTATATGAATACTTTTCCTGAACGTGGCGATCGTGTTGGATTTGGAGGCTTTAGAAAATATCAAAAGTGTGCGCAACAAATGGCTGCTTATCGCTTGGCGCTTGAAGAGCGTACAGGTTTTAAGTGTGACGTGGCGCTGATCATTGTTACTACGCCTGAAACAACACAAGGAATCTTCATTGATTCCGATCAAATGGATTTATACGAAAGCCGTTTCTTAAAACGTGCTAAGCAATTTCATGATATGGAGGATAATGAAACTACGAATAGCAGTAAACAAGAACTGTCTCAATAAAGCTAACCCTAGAGATACCGCTAGTGGCTGGCTCAATATCAACGAAGATCTAGCCTGGCTACAGGGATGGGTCTCTGCTGGTTACGGCTGGTGCTGTACTCACTTCGTTGATCGCTATCGCAGATCTGATAATGCTCGCGGTAGTAACTTAATTGCTATTGATATTGACGGCGATACTACTCTTGCTCGTTTCTGGAGCACAGATACAGCTCGTCAATGGTGTGCAGGGACTTATACCAGCTCTAGTCACAGCGAACAGGAGCATCGCTTTCGAGCTTTGTTTCCTTTAGAAATTCAACTCGACTCCACTCAGCAGCATCGTGGTGCTTACTGGTTGATTGTTGATCGCTTGCTGGCTGATCTTGGTCTTCAGAAGCTGGCTGACAACAGTGGTCAAAAACCTGAACGTCTTTGGTTCGGTAACACTAATGCTCATTGGGAGATTAATAAGGAGGCTGAGCCTGTCCCGGCATGGCTTCTCAAGGATATTGATTTCGATGACAGCATTGAATTCATCTCCTCTGATGTCACTGACTTAGACGTCAAACGATGCCAGTGGCTCCTACGTCACTTCCTCCGTCCTTCTGAAGACGGTGAGTACGACAGTTACTTTACGCCCGTTATGGCGTCTTGTGCAGGCATTGGAGAGGTCATTTTTGATGACTGGGTTGAATGGGTGCTTCGTGGGCACCATGGTGAAAAGCAAGAAAATACTCGTCCTTTTAAATGGCGAGGTCTCGGTAACTATTCCGGTCACACTACACTGTATTCACTAGCTAAGAAGCAAGATCCTAATTGGACTTCTGCTTTACCTAGTGACTTACGATTTGGTGCGGCTGGCAGTGCCGTTGGTTATAGCGAGTTTGACGCTTTACCAAATTTTGATTCCGTTTTAGATAAGGTTCCGCTTATGAATGCAGATAATGTCATTGAACTACCTGAGCCTCTACCTGATGCTCAAGACGCTCCGAAACGGGGGCGTGGCCGTCCAAAAAAGTCATCAGATACTCTCGCCAAGGAACGAGAGAACGATGTCGATCAGGTCCGAAAGATTCTTTCCGGCTTGCGTCGCAATCGGTTAACACACTCAATTGAATACACGGACGCAGATGGCAAAGTTGTTGAGCTTCAAGGTAATGACCTTGATTTGATGACAACCAAGCTTAGCTGTGAGCATGGTGTATTCATTCCTGAAATGAGAGTTAAAGCAGCTGTTCAATATGCAGCTAACAAAAACTCTTATTGTCCTATCCGAGAGTATCTGGATCAATGTGCTGAACAAGCAATTCCTCATAAAGATTGGGATAATATTGGCACCATTTTTCTAGGCAATTCACATAATCTCGCCACACTCGCAATGCAGCGGATGATGATTGGCGCTGTAGCTAGAGCCTATAACCCTGGTTGTGAAATGTCTTGGCTGCCAATTCTTGTAGGTGCTCAGGGTGTAGGCAAATCTATGTTTAGTCGGTGCCTTGTTCCAGAGAAATTATTCTCTGAAATTTCTACGCCTCTTGAGACGTTGATGAAAGAACAATATCGACTTCACATAGCATGGCTTCTTGAGTTGCCTGAAATTGATAGTTATTTCAATACACGGAACATTGAGAACTTCAAAAATCTAATCACAACTAGATGTGATGAAGTTCGTCGTCCTTACGCATCTCTTCCTGAAAGGCTGCTACGTAGGTTTGTCATGATTGGTACAACCAATCGCAACCAGTTTCTGGTTGACAGTACAGGCAATCGACGTTTTGTTCCACTTGAAATTGGAGCTGGTTTCTTAATCCCATGGAAGCAATTAGCAGCTGAACGTGATATGCTTTGGGCAGCAGCAGTGAATGCCTACCGCAGTGGTATGGCACATGAATTCACTGCTGGTGAGATTGCACAGATTTCTGAATACATCCAAGAGTTTGGTGATCCTGATCCTTGGATGGAAAAGATATCTTCCTTCGTTAATCTCAAGGAAGAGGTCACTGCTGCTGAAGTTTTAACTCAAGCATTAGACCTTGATCCCAGACAACAAGGCAGACGAGAGTCTCGTCGTGTTGCTGATGTACTTCAAACTCTTCGTTGGAGACGTGTCAATACATCTCGTACTGATCCGGTAACTAAGAAGAAACGTTCTGTTCGTCTTTGGGTTCGTCCTAAAGATGATCCGCTTAATGAAGACCATATTCTCAATGATTTCTAATAATTATGAATTCCAAATTGAATGATAAAACCCTTCTGGGTACACGTGTGCGTGTGAAACAAAATGGTTTGATTGCTGTAATCGTAGGAACACCTGAGTATTACACACCTAAGGCAAAACTTATTCGTATTAAGTACGAAAATAGTACTCGATACGAATACAATATTGATACCATGCTGGAGCCGCTTCCAATTAAAGAGCAGTGGGTTTCATTAGGTGGTGAGTTTGTTAGACCCGAAAATTATTTTTGATCATGGCTGAAGCACAACCTAGTAAGAAAAGAGGTGGTCATGCCTATGGTCGCCGCAACCTACAGATCTCTAACACCGCTGAAGAAGGTACTTTATGCCTTTTCAGTGGGCACTCTTTAGGTCGTTTTTCATCCCATTCCATGCGCTATGACAGTCATCAAGCATGTGTCAGATGCGTCGCATCAGCACGTGAGGGACGGCTTTCTTTAGATATCAATCGACTAATGGCTAAATGGAGGCCTAAAGCTCTCAAGTTCTGGTCGCAGGTCGATATCGGTGATCCATCGGAATGCTGGAATTGGAATGGCTGCATTAATCCCAGAACAAAACAACCACAATTTGCATGGCGTAGACATGGAATATCGACTTCTACTCAACATCATCCTCAGCGCGTTGCTATGTGGCTTACTTGGGGTGATCTTGGATATACCGGTGTTAAAACTACTTGTGGCAATAAATATTGCTGCAATCCTTTTCATCTTATTCCGCAAAATATTGGAGTCTTTGTAGACCAAGAATCTTACATTGAATCTTTTGATTTGGCTTGCGAGTTGCATACTCTTAAACAGCAAGTTCAAGAGTTTGTAATTGAGGAAGCGATGAAAGAGCAGGCAAAAATCCAAGATAAAGCTGAAGCTGATTTACGTGCTCAACTTCTTCTTAATCCGGATGTTGGATTTGCTGAACGATACGAAGCAGTTATGACTGACATGTTGGCTGGGCGTCATATCAATCAAATTCACCCAGATGACCCGTCTCTTTTTAAAGATCTAATTGATAATCAAGAATTAGACGATGAAAATCCCACAAATGAGTTTTAAATTACTTAACCTTATTAGAGAGTCATTCTATTATGTCACGTCGTACTGATTTAATTCAACAACTTGTCAGATCTGATAAGTTTGGAGATGAAAAAGACAATGAACAGAAATTTCTGGCAGCCACTGCTGAGCTTATTCTCACTGATCTAATTAATATCGCAACAAACGGTATTCAAAACAAAGGTGCTGGATCACTGATTATTAACCTCTGTAATGACTCGACAGTTTTTATGTCGGGTGCAGATGTTGAAGTCGATCTTTTATCTGCAGAAAGTGCTGAAGACGAAGATGTTGTTGATTTCTGTCGAGGATTGCTTGAAGAAATTGACGAGAATGACTGGTCTAAGAACGTACTTATTACATTGATCAGTGATGCTGGAACAAGAACTTTTGCTGTCGAAGCAGGTGGGAGCCAAGAAAGCCTCAGAGCGCTCGCAAAAGAATTTAGCTGACAAGCTAAAAGCTCAAGGTTTAAAACTACCTCTTTATCCGACACCTCAAATCATCGAACGTGCTCGTACGGTTATGGGATCTATTGATTTTGATCCTACATCTGATCCCGTGCAGCAAGTTTTGGTTGATGCCACATCAGTCCCATCACTTGAAATGAATCCATTGACTGAGCACTGGCATGGCAATGTTTTTGTCGCACCCAAAGGAGCAGTAAAAAATACCCGTACTTGGCTTAATAAAACAATCAGTGAATATCGCAATCACTATATTGATAGCTTTATTTTCTTCACCAGCGCATCTGAGATTTTAAGAGCTGCTCCTGGTTTATTTGATTATCCCTTTTGCATTCCATTCAAACGTGTTAAACAGCTGCGTGCTACGGCAACTGGATTTGAACAAGTATCACCTTCAACATGGAATGTAATCGTCTATGGTCCTCCAATAGAAGCAGCAATTACATCCATTGATAAGGTTACTCTTTTCTACAATACTTTTAGAGATATTGGACGAATTTGCTTTAATGAATTTGCTGGTGATGGCTGGCAGCGAGATCTTGATTTTTATCAGGAATCTAAAGGGGATGTCTAATGTCAAAATATATTGTCAAAAACGCCTATTTTAATTTACCCTCAGGGTTATCTGTACACCCATGTAGGTTGATTTTTAAAGATGGCACTCTGATGTGGAAGCACGCCATGCTCAACCACAACTGCTTTACCTCTCTGCCTTTAGAGCACTCTCATGAAGCTCATATCGTTAAGACTGCACAACGTATTGAAGAACTCAATACATGGGTCTCACAAGGGCTTGAACCATGGGATTGCCTCACACCGTGTCACTGGTACGACCCGTTAGATCCAGAATTGTCTACTGGTATTTCTCTCTACTTTACGCACAACTCTAAATCAAATAATGATGTGTATCTTGAGTTGTTCAATCAAATCAAAGATCATGAATTATTAGAAATGCGTGGATCTCTTATGTTTTTCAAACGATGCTAAGCCGGCTAACGCCGGCGATATGCAGACTGCTCAGTTCATCTTTTCAATCAAACGATTGAGATACCACTGCGCCTTACGTGCGTCTTCTGCAGGATTATCTTTTAACCAAATCCGCAGCATGTATTTCAATACTTGTGCTTGGAGCATTCCTTGAATTGCATCAGGCGCATCTTTAACTGCATCTTCTATGGTATCGATGACTTCGCGACTTCCTGAAGTGTAATGACTAGGACTATTAACTCGATCATCTTTAGCCACACCTGGAAACTCTAGTACTCGATCAAGCACATCCAACTTGTTATTGTCTTCCCAGTTTCCATAGATGTCTAGTTCGTTTTTCAAGCTTTTATAATCCATATAGAGTCGCATTTTTTACTCACTACATTTATATTAGAAATAATCACGATCAATTGTGGCCTATGCCGAAAATTCCATACGATCCACTCTTTATTCCTGAACGAGAAAAATATTTTATTGATGTTGCCAAACAGCTTGCTAAAGCTTCCAATCATCCCATTGCTACTGGAGGCTGCGTTATTGTTCGCGATAATGAAATCATTGGCTCTGGACGTAGCTTACTTGCTGAATGCAAGGTTGAGATTGACTGTATAACCTATGCAATTGGCGTTGCCTCTAAGCGTGGATGTCCCACAGCAGGTGCGTCTATTTATACGACTCGGTATCCATTTTCTGCCGCAATCTTCCAACTTTATTTGATGGGCATTCGCAAACTAATAGTACTTGCTCATGATTGGGAGCCATACTACAAAGATGAATTTCGTAGAGCTGCACGACTTGCAAGGGAATTACAGATTTCTATAGAACCTTATTTTGATGATGACGACGAACGATATGAAACAAACAATCAAGCGCCCCGCTTCGATGACCGCGAAGAACAATTCGACAACAAAGACCTCTACGTCAGAGGACCGGCGGAATCAGATGATATCGATGCTTCACAATATCCAACACAATCAAATGCAGCAGACTCAACTTCTATTTGACTTAGAATCTACCGGCCTACTTCGCCGTGGTTCGCGGATCCACTGCATTGTTGCTCGCAGTGAAACCGATGGCAATACATTTATCTTTGATCATCAACCAGATCGCTCTTTAGATGCTGGTGTAGCTATGCTGGAGCAGGCTGATGTATTGATTGGTCATAACATTATTGGATATGACGTCCCTTTGCTTAAAGAACAGTTCCCTGAATTTGAGCCACAAGGTTCACTTGTAGATACGTTGGTTCTTAGCAGATTGTTCTATCCACATATTGCTGATCGAGACTATGAACGTCGCCCAATTGGTATGCCACAGCGTCTTTATGGACGCCATAGCCTTGAAGCTTGGGGTCACCGGCTTAAATGCTTCAAAGGTGACTTTGGTAAGCATGAAGGTAATTGGGCTGAGTACACCCCTGAGATGCTTGACTATTGCATCCAAGATACTGAAGTAACGCTCAAGCTTTGGGCACTATTACAAAGGAGAATGAATGACTATGCCTAATAAAAACGATCCCCTCACTCTTGATGAAATGACTGCAGCAGCAGACATATTCTTCCCACTTTTTCAATGTGTAGATAGTCGTATGCCGAAAGGAGCTACTACTGAAGATACTTTGAAAATTATGGAAACCGTTGCCAAACTTGGACACAAGCTGCGTGCTGATGAGCTAGACAAAGAAAAGAAAGAACGTTTTGGGTTTAATAAAGATGAATCAGAGGATGACTGAAGACGAAGCTATATTTGAAATCAATATCCAAAACGCTTCTCAATTCTTTGACTGCGAAGTAGTTCGTAGTGTTTGCGTAGACAAGCACTTTACGTGGAAACAAATCACAATTACATATCACAAGGAGGCTAAAAATGCTTGATTGCGTAGCGCTTGAATTGCGTATGGCTGAAATTATGGCACAGCAGGAAGCATCTGGTTTTCGATTTGATCTTCAGGCAGCCGATAACGTCAAAGCTGAACTGCAAGCTGAAATGGATTCGATCGTTGCTGATTTGACTTCAAAATTTTTGTACGTTCCTGGAAAGGTCTTTACACCAAAGCGATCCAATAAAAAGCAAGGTCATTTCAGCGGCTCTCCTATGACGAAACTCATTGAGTTCAATCCTACGAGCCGTCAGCATATTGCATGGGTTCTTCAGACTCATCGTGGTGCACGCTTCCTTAAGCTCACTGATACAGGTAAACCAAAGGTCGATGAAGCCACACTATCTGAGATGAGTGATCTTGCCGTACAACAAGGTAACCAGCAGCTTCATGATGACTGCGATAAATTTATCCGTTTATTGACCCTTCAAAAATGGATGGGACAACTGTCCGAGGGTGCAAACTCTTGGCTGAATACGATTGAGAATGACGGCTGCATCCATCACAGCTGCACACTTGCTACACAAACTGGGCGTAACGCACACCGTGGACCCAACTTGGGCCAGGTCGTAAGCGCACCTTGGGCACGTGAGTTGTTTGTTCCTCATCCTGGCATGATCATGGTGGGAGCTGATTTGGAAGGCTTAGAGCTTCGAACTCTCGCGCACTACCTCAGTAGGTTTGATGAAGGCGCGTTTGCTGATGTTGTTGTCAACGGCGACATTCACCAGCAGAACGCTGATCGTGTGGGCTGCAGCCGACGTGACGTCAAGACCCTAACTTACGCCTTCATCTACGGTGCTGGAGACCAGAAGTTAGGTCACAGCCTTAGTCCTGAGCTTAGCGACGCACAGAAGAAACAACTTGGAGGAGAGTTACGTCGTAAATTTCTTGATGCAATTCCAGGTTTGGAGCCATTAATCGAAGCAGTCAAACAGAAGGTGCGCAATACAGGCCGGCTTAGAGGCCTTGATGGCCGCCCTATTTTTTGCCGTGCTGAACATTCTTCGCTCAACTATCTTCTACAAAGTGCTGGTGCCATCATTTCCAAAAAGTGGGTTGTGATTGGCCAAGATCTGCTTGATGATGCTGGTTTGACTTACAACACTGACTACACACGCTGCGCTTATGTGCACGATGAAGTTCAATTGTCAGTTATTCCTAGCGAAGTTGATCGTGTAAAAGTTCTTCTTGAGCAGGCAGCGCCTTTGGCTGGACAGTACTATCGGCTCCGTATTCCTATTACGGCATCAGCTGATTCAGGTAGTAACTGGGCGGCTACACACTAATTGTTCGCCGTAAACCAGTAATTTCATTTACTATAAAGTTATGAAACGCTGGTTTGCCCGATACAAACAGTGCCTCTCTTTGAATAAGTGGCCAGTGCTAACTCCTGCCGAGTTAAAAGATAACGAACGACGTTTATCAATTAAAAGGCTGTATAAGAATGATGTCTTTAACAAAAAGTGAAGTCAAACTTTTACTTACAGCGCTAGAGAAATATGCAGAAAAACGCATCTTCGGCTCACCTGTAGAAGAAGCAACATACAAAAAAGTGAAGGAAAAACTTACCCTTGCCTTACTTGACTTTGATTTCATCTAAGCAGAAAATCATGATTAAAATAACCCCTGAAACGTACGAAAAAATGAATGAGGAATTTGAAGAGGAAGGTATGCCTTTTTCAATCAATGTTCCTACACAAGAAACAATTGATGAGTGGTTACAACAGACTAAATTGTTCGCCGCAAACCAGTAGCATCTGCTACATTTAATGTATACGTTCATCCCTTTTGGGACGCAAGTAAGCCAGAGGCTGAAGGAACGGGAAATTTCTAAACACTATGGAGGTTTCCAATGTCTAACATCGAAGTGCGTGCTATCGAAAAAGCACGTGATGATCTCAAGCGTGCTCAGAAAGAGTATCGCCGTGCAATGCTCCGTGATACCCACTATCGCGGTGTATCAACTGTGATTTTCCCTGAAGAACCTCAGGAAATTCACGGTACGTTTGTTTATCGTGGTATTAAGTACACCAAATAATTAAGTGTCCTCAGCATAACTGCTGAGGCCTTTTTTTATTTATTTATTGGTTAACATATTTGAAGCGGTAAGTACATATCGCTATTTATATTAGTTATCTATTTATCATGAAATCTGTTATCGCTGCCGGATTGCTCCTGGGCATGGCTCATGGCACTGCAATTGCTGGCCCTTTCGTAAATGTTGAATCTAACTCTGGTTATGTCGGCAGTGACTGGCAGGGATCTTCTCTGGAGACTCATGTCGGTTTTAGCAATGACTTGGGCGATGCTGCTTCCTGGTATGTCCAGGGTGGTCCCGCTTTTCTGTCTGCTTCCGGCGTAGATACTGAGACTGAAATCTCTGGCAAAGCAGGGGTTGGTATTGATCTCACTGAAAAACTCAATGCCTATGGAGAAATTTCGTTCTTGACCGAAGATCGTACTTTCGAAGAAGATCTTGGCTTTGGTCTCAAGCTTGGTGGAACTTATAGCTTCTGATAATTCACCTACATTATTACTCAGGGTCGGCTAATGCCGGCCCTTTTTTATTATTTTTAACTTAGAATAATTCTGTTAAGTGATATACAAATAATGAAAAATTTGTTTTTAGGTTTACTATCTGCAGCTGCTTTATTTCCTGCTCCAGCTTTAAGTGATACTTACACACCATACACAGCATCAGCGCTGGGTTGCATGAAATTAGGAGAATGTATTGATGGGGTTTTTGAAGTATTTGAGGGCAACCATTTAGAAGTTTTTGGTGATTTAAATTGGTCTGAACAGGAACGCACAGAGGCTGACGATCTTATTCAAGTTCTAGAAGATATAGATGTTACTGTCTATATTGCTGAGCCTAAATACTTCCCTAGAAGTATGCTTGCAGTTTATTACACAGATATCAATACTATTTTCCTAAATGGAGATAGGAATTCTGTTCCGACTTCTATTCTTCAGAGTCTTAGGCACGAAGCTTGGCATACTGCACAAGATTGCATGGCAGGTACAGTTGAAAATACTTTTATGGCAGTCATCTTCCAGGATGATGAGATACCTGAAAAATACAAACGAATTGCACAAATAAGGTATGGTCGCTTTAGAAATACTGCACATGCTGTTCCTTGGGAGCAAGGTGCAATCTATGCAGGTGATACTCCTGGGCTTTCCCTGAAGACTCTCAAAATTTGCAAGAAAGGTCGGATGTGGGACACGATTGAACCAACCCCGTTAACCAGAAAATGGTTGGTTAAAGAAGGTTATATAGATTAGTTATATACAATTAATAAAGGACTAAATATATGAATAGATGCGTAAAGCAGGTGATTTAATTGCGCAAATGTTGCGCAATGCAAAAAACGAAAAGAATAAAAGGAATGTTGTAGGCTCTGGTGAATATGGAGTTGTCTTTGAATCAGATACGCCTGGTTATGTGATTAAAGAAGCTCGCAATGATGATGAAGACTTTACTAGAGAAGCAGACTTTCAATCTGTTGCTGCTGATATGGGTTTTGCTCCTCGTGTTTCAAGCGTGACAACTTCTCCTTTTAATTCTGATAGTTTTGAAATGCAAGATGTTAGAGTTAATTTTGAAATGCCTCCAATATCTACACAATGGCCTACTGGTAAAAATGCTATACGAGTTAATCAGCAGCTAGGTCAGCTTGCTTTAAAAGGTATTGATTTAGACGACAGGCACGTTGGTAACATTGTCTATAACAAAATGACTGGCCGTCCTATGCAACTTGATTTCGGTAGAGCGCGTAACGTTGCAGGTGAGGACCAAGTCGCCGCGCTTGCAAATGCTACTGAAGCGGGTCTTACTGCTGCTGGCTTAGGAGATGTAGCTCAAATTTATAGAGACACTGTCTACGACCTGCTCGCTGGTGGTGATGTTGCTGATGCAATGGATGTCGCTAAGCAAGGCTTTAGTAGGCTTCAAAAAATTAAAGAACCTATACTCTCTTAGTATTGTCTCGATAAATTCCTGATAGAGGATCAACCATTTCAGGGCGCAGTTCTTCCTGTCTCGCTTTCTGCGCACTCAGATCCATCATCCGCATTTGCTGAATACCAATACCAGCACTTTGTCCGCCAGTCCCTGGTCTTTGAGTTGTGGTATTAATAGGTGTATTGGCTTGATAAGCCATCTGCCCTTTATAAGCCTTTGCTCTTTTCAATGCTAGCTGCTGCGCTCCCGCAGCTCCTGACTGATTAAAGTCACTGCGATCACGGTACGATAAACGACGTCTGTCAATTGGTGTATTTCTAAATGCAGACACTATTTTACATCAATACCTCTTTTATTCTACTCCAATTTCTCGTCGCACTTCTTTAACAGCATTTGCCAATGGTCCCATCAATGTAACCATCCGCTTAGGTACTTCGTTGTCAATCCGATCAATCGTTTTTTCAATTGTCTCTAGTCTTGCGGCAACAGCACTTGCATTCTTTTTGTACTTACGATCAGTCAAATAAAGACCGCCGCCACTCAGCAATACTGCTACTACAGGTCCAATAATAAATTCCATCTTATTAGATTACGCTTGCAAAAGTCTAGCGCAATTAAAACATAATCATGTCATCTCCATCGATGTCATCGTCTTCAAACTCAGTATCCATGATGTCTCCAGGCATTTCATCGTAAGCATTCTGCAATAGCTCTACAAACGTTTCTTCTGAAATAATCTCTGGAAGTCCACCTTGTAATTCATCTACTTTGAAAATAATGCCATTGGCAAGCAGTGTTTGCTGGATGCCATTCTTTTGTTCCATTCGTGTTTTCAATAAACGAACCACAGTCTTCTCAAGTGCCGGCTTGCTCATTCGAGCTGTTTCATACCTAGCACGTTGTAAAGCGAACCTCTGTTCGATTGTCAATGTGTTTTTCATCTAATTCTTCCTCGATAAATCTTTTACATGAGATCCATTCTTCAATGAGTTCTTTGGCCGTTTCATTATAAAATGTTTGGCCTTGAAACCACTCTAACCAAGGTTCTGATCCTTTTGAGTGATTGCACTCAATGCATGCAGGAAGAAGATTGCTTCGTAAACTTGATCCGCCTCTGCTTCGTGGTTTTAGATGGTCTAGAGTTGTCGCTCGGTTGCAGCGACAATATGCACATAAGCCGCCCCAGCCGTATTTAATTGACTTGCGAAACTTACGCTTAGCTACCTGTTTAGACAGGCAGGAAAGATCAAACATTAGATCCTTCCAGTCTTCAGCGATACCCATAGAGTTGTTGTTAGCAACTGCCTACACTTTAACCATGTAACGAATCGTTTTATCCGTTTTCTATTCTTCAGGTAATAAAGCTTCTTTGACAGCCTTAACTGCTAGGTCATCTAATTTATTTTCGCTCTTCTCGGCGAGTGCTGTCAATAAGTCAACAATCATCTGTTTTACCTGACGTGACGTGACAAACTTCATCAAAATAGGAGTAATTAATGCAAGCATTTTTTTAGCCAAAAACTGCCTCTATTCTACCTATACTTTTTTATTCAAATCCCTTTGATTTTGTGCAGCTAGCATCTTTTCAATGTCATCTTTTGTCAGCGTTCCTTTGCCGTTTCCTTTTGTTGTCTGAATTCCAAATGTAGATAGTACCCCAGTAAAAATAGATGCCACAAATGTATTATCAAATTTTTGCTCAGGAATTCCGAGATACGCAGGTAGTTGAATGTAAGCCAATGTAAGGATTGCTCCACTCCAAACAAGAATACCCAGTCGAACAAATGTTGACAGAATTTCTAAACGTGATTCCTTGTCATTCTCGTGATTGTCCATGGTTTATAAAAGTTAGAATAGAACTGTCGGGCTCTTAAAAAAGATGAAGTATCTTCTTTTATTATTACTTATTCCTGCGCCTTCTCTTGCCCAGTCGGTTACTCCTAACTTCACTTCGGGAACAATGACTCAAACAGTCACAACCACTCAGACTGTGACAGAAGCTATTGAGGTTGAACGATTCGGAAGTGAAATTAAAACCTGGAACGGCGACAATGTCAAAGCTGTTGACTCTGATGGTGCAGAAGTCAATATTATTTCGAATGGCACTGAATTTTTAGTTGTCGATACATCGTTACCATGGCAATTAGATATCGTAACCAGAACGGCTGGCATCATCGAAACAGAAAGTATCGAGCGAACGATCGAAACAGATTCAACTACAAATACTTTATCTGTCTTTGCGCAATAATTTTTTGCCCGCCATCACTTGCTGAATCAACTAGCGTTGCAGCAAATCCACAGGCAGCGATAACGGGCGCAGTGGCGAATAATGCGGTCCAGATCAATCAAGGGAGTTTAAGTACTCAGTCGTTTGGTAATAATATTTTCTGCAATGGTCCTGTTGTGTCCATTACACCTTATGTGATGAGCACTGAAAGCTTTACGAGTAGTTATAGTAATACCAATAATTATGGTGCCCAAATCAGCCTTTCAATGCCCTTAGATGGAGGTGCTGTCGAGCGCTGTAAACACTTAGCTCAAATTCAAATTGATAAAGGAAGATTAGATTATGAGCTTGTGAGAATTAAGGAGTGCATTAATATCTATGAAAAGGGGTTCATGATACATCCTTCCTCACCTTTTTACCCCGTTTGCTCCGACGTGATTCCTTTAGCCTCTCGCGTGCCCAAGTCGGAGCAGGCTTCTTCCCTCTAATACTGGCTAGTTTTTTCAATACAAATTTAATTGCTGGTTTAGTTACTTTAGTAACTTGTTCGAATGCTCTACCTGCAGCCATTGTTGCCCCTACAGAAACAACTGCTGCGGTTCCTGCGGTTGTTACTGCTGTTACTAATATTTCCTTCGGCGGAACTGGAACTTCAAAATTAGTAAATGGAACTTCAACTGTTTCCATCATTGATTCAGTCTGTTGAGGCTCCCATGGTGGAATACTTGGCATAGGTGTAATCATTGCACCTACTTCATCAAGTAATCTGCCTCGATCTAATTCTTCAGATTCATCTTCCTTTTCTTCTTTCTCTTCTGCTTCTTTTGTTTCTGCCAATGCTGGTACATCTTCTTTGTACACAGGTATTGGTTCCCATTTAGGCAGCAAAGGTTCAGGCATGCCTAACGCTGGGCCTGGTATTTCAAACTTTGGCGCTAAGGGTATTGTCGGTGCTAAAGGTATTGGATCCATACCACACTAACTACCGTAGTTTTCTATATACTCTAACCAATATTACCTACTGTATTTATTTTGCAGTTTATAGGTAGAAGAGTGGTCAGCGTGGTTTGTGAGGGCAGATAGTAAATGGGTTATCATCGGCATTGCTCTTCTTACGATACTTTATATATGGCTCGAACAACTGCCCTCACTTAACTATTTTCGCACAATCAATTATTGTATGTGAAAACGAGTTTACTTAAGTAGTCATTTCACCAGTTTAATTTGCGAGGCCATGTCTTCCGCATAAGCCATATTCAGTGTTGTTTCCAACTGATTTAAGTTTAGGTATGGCATGAGTCGTTATTCGCTGCTATAGTTCTAAGGTCAAGATCGCTATATCATGATCGGTACTGAACTGCTTACCTGTTCGCAGGTACAAGAGGCTTTTGGAATTGGTAAAACAACCATCTATCGCTGGATGGACACAAACCAATTTCCTCGCCCTGTCAAGCTTGGACCCAACCGTGTTGCTTGGAAGAAGACCGACCTGACCAGCTGGTTTGAGAAGCGTTGCTCATAACAACTTAAAACCACAGTCAATCAACATCTTCTCCCACTTCTCTAGGGCTTCACGTCTCTGCTGAAACCACTCAGTACGGTCGTAAGCCCTTCTTATCTTGTCCCCTGATCCGTTGATGTGGCCTAGCAGCTTGTCAACCACTTCATACGGAATGTCTGCTTGTTCCATGAGCGTCGTTTCTATCAGCGCTCTGAATCCATGCATAGTTTGCTTGCCTTTGTATTTACCACCTTCAATATCCTTAATAGCTTTTTGTAGCGAGAAGGGATTGTAGTATCCATATTTGTTAGGCCTTACTGCTTTAAATACATACGGGCTGTCATCATTGAAACGCATTTTATCGATGATCGTTATGGCGCTATCAACTAAAGGCACATAATGGTCTACCTTGCAAGCATCTTTTCGCTTAATTCCAGGTGCGTCCCACGGGGCTACCCAACTACGTTTTTCCAAGTCCAATTGTTTCCACTGGAGTTGTGCAAGAGTACTTACGCGGACCGCTGTCAGTAGCTCTAACTTGATCATTCTGTTGATTGTCAGGTCTGATGAACTTGCATCAAGGTCCCTCAGAAGCTGTCGTAGCTCAGGACCGTATTTGACCGTGGGGTGTCCTTCTGAGCGATGATCATTCTGTGTGTACTTCGTTGTGATTGCAGGGTTGTCACCTTTCATCCAGCGAAGTTCGATCGCAAGACTGAACAACGTCCTAGCAATCATAAATGTCTTGTCTGCGGTGTCCTTCGCCCCACGATCCTCAATACGTCTCTTCATAGCAACACACTTTTCGCGTCCGCCGTTATTCCACTCAAGATCACGTAGGTCTGTATCTTTTCCAAGACGCGGAAGGATATCAAGACGAATCTTGTTCATGTAACCCCTGCGCGTTTCCTCCTTCGGTTTGCCGCTTCGTCGTGCAACCTCTTCCCACTCACGCACCAGATCGCCAAGGGTATGGCCAGCCTTACCGATCTCCGTAATACCTAACTTCACTCCACTCCAAGCTCGCCTGGCTTCTTTGAGGCCAAGGTTTGGGTAACTACCGATGTGATGATCGCGACCTTTCAGACGTCCTCGAATGTATTTACTGCCATTGGGCATTACTTCAATACGTAAGCCATCACCAAGCCCCACCTTGTAGCGCTTTTCGGCTGGTTTCAGCGCTCTTAGCTCTTTGTCGGTCATCTCTGTTGTCGGCGTCTCTATCCCATGTCTAGCTGGGGGACACCGGTTTCGTGTCCCCCGATTTGTCCCCCAAATGGTTTAGAACCGGGTGGTTCGCTCTGGGGCTGAAATTACGTCAAAAGTCAGTGATACCAGTCGATCTTGGGACTCACTCGGACCAGACGGAACTCCCTGTGACTAGGTGAAAACGGAGAGGGCGTCCGTTGATTAATCGTGAAATCGATTGGTATGACTGGACTGGGTTGAGTTTGTCCCCTCATTTTGTCCCCTCAAATCTTGGCACTGTACGGTTCCTAATAAGAGCCCCTGGTATCAACCCTGCTTATCGGTCTTCTGGTCCTTCGAGGCCATCAGCCGCTCGATGTCGTCCTTGCTGATCGACTTCTTGTTGTTGGCCGTCTGGAGGCCGAAGCTCGCTAAAGCCGTTGTAAAACAGCCCGCGATAAAAGTATTGTCGAACTTCTGTTCAGGAATTCCCCAAGATGAGGGGAGTTGGATATACGCCAGAGTCAATATGCAGCCACTCCAGCATAAGACTCCCAATCGTACAAAAACTGAGAGTATTTCTAACCTGCCATCATTGTCCTGCTCTTTGTTGTCCATGGGAATCATTTAGAATGGTAAAGAAGTCTTTGCGCTGCATAAATGAAGCACTTACTTCTATTATTACTTATTGGTGCACCAGCATTTGCTCAGTCTGCAGGGCCGAATTTCACCACAGGTTCAATGACACAGACAGTCACTGCGACTCAGCAGATTTCAGAGACTGTCGCAATTGAAAGGTTTGGAGTTGAGACAGCGACATGGCGTGGTGACAATGTTCGTGCTGTTGATACTAACGACGCCGAAATTAGCATCAACGTGGATTCCGCCGAGTTTGAAATCGTTGACACATCATTACCATGGCAATTAGAAATAATTTCACGCGAAGCTGGTGCACTCATCGAGACAGAGGACATCACTCGAACAATCGACACAGACACAACAACTACTACAATGTCGGTGTTTGCACAGTAATTCTCGCAACGTTGCTTGGATGTGGACAAATTCCTCCAGCAATAGCAGAAGAAGGTGTTTCTGTCAGTGCTGCCCCACGCACGGCGGTGACTGGCTCAGTGAGTAATAACGCGGTGCAAATCAACCAAGGTTCACTAAGTACACAATCATTTGCAAGAGGACATTTCTGTAATGGCCCAGTAATAAGTATTGCTCCGTATTACCTACACGCTGAAAGTGAGACAAGTAGTTCATCATTGTCTCGTAATTTTGGTGGACAGATCAGTTTGTCCATGCCATTAGATGGTGGTGTCGTAGAAACCTGTAAGGCACTGGCACGCAAGCAGCTGCAGAAACAGACCCTCGACTACGAGCTCGTCAGGATCCGCGAATGTATTTCGATCATGGAACGCGGGTTCATGATCCGGCACGAGAGCCCGTTCAGTATTTTGTGTAATGACGTCGTCCCGATTCCTTTAGCTTCTGCCGACCCCACGACAGTGGAGGCTCCTTCCCCCGTGCAGCTGCCAGTTTCTTCAGAAGAGTTTTGATAACAGGTTTAGATGCAGAGACAACGTTCTTGAACATCGCTTGAGCAGCAAGCGTGGCACCGACTGACGCGACACTCGCAACTCCAGCCGTGCCCACGGCGGTGGTCAATATCTCAGCTGACGGCAGCGGTATAACAAAGTCAGTACCAGGCACCTCGAATTGCTGGATCTGACTGGGCATAGCTGGTAACTCTGGAATAGCCGGAGTCGGGGCTACCGGACGAGCTGCTTCAGCCTCCTCAGCTTGTTGCTTCTCCTTGGCCTTTGATTCGCGTATCGCCTTAACGTCGTTCTGCTTGATCGGAATAGGTTCCCATTTTGGGTGTTTGTAACGTGGGAGCTCAAGCGTTGGAGTTGGTATATTAAAGCCTCTAGGAATTTCCAGAGGAGGGGGAACTGGGGTAACCACGTCATATATCTCACAATTTAATCTTCATGAATAGAACATTCACATAACATGCTAAACAATATGACTTTTAATTGTTGATAGTCTTCTTGCTGCTCAGCAGGACGAGCAGGTGATCCAGGCCAGTACTGCACTGCATCACTGACTGCGTCATAGAGAGTACGAATCGTTTTGGCGTCGAATGTGGCGTTAATCATTAGCTTTTTCTGTGGGCAGCAGCCCTGGCCTTGGCAGCAGCCCTAGTGTTAGGGACGTGGGTATTGACCTTATTCCCGCTAGATCTGGTGGCATCGCGCTTCTTCTTATCTGTAGCGTCACGCTCTTCCTTGGTGAGCTTGGCCCAGGCCGCCTTAGGCAGGTAGCGACCGGTCGACTTGGAATCACGTGCTTTATCGGCCATCAGTCCTTACCTTTCTCGTATTCTTTCTTTGTAGACCATTCCTCTTTTGACCATTTTGAGAGCTTGTTCTTGGAAGACTTCTTGCCTTCATATGTTCCCCCTGCGT